TTGTCAAGGACGCTGATGGTGTGCTCAAACCTATGCCTATCTCTGATGGAGCATACGGTACTCTCCCCTCTGGCTGTACCTATTATGGTATAGTCGTTACTACTTGTTTGGCAAGTGAGCCTCTGACAGGCATTCTCACGGCAGGCGAAGTGAACGACAAGTGTCTTCCATACGACATAAGTACGATTCTCACCGCTTTCAAGGCTGCTGTGCCTACCATTGTTTTCGACCACGACTAAGCAAAAAGGAGGATTGAATAATGAATCAAAGTATATTTGCAAAGTATGTTGAGAGATTCTTCCCTCAACTTCAGACTATTATCCAGCTGTTTAACGGAAAGCGTTCGGAGTCTGACGCTTTGAAGTACTACCACAAGGACACCAACATCATGCGTCGCGAGTACGCTCCCGACAACAAGTGGGAAACAGATACCGTAAACACGCAGTATGTGGCTGCTGACATCGTTGACGCTGACAGTCCGCTGCCAATCAAGAACCGTGATACCCTCGGTGCGGCAAGTGGGAAACTTCCGAAGATAGGTGCGAAGCGCATCTTGAAAGAAAGTGACATCAATATGCTGAACGTAATGGAGGCGCAAGGCGGAAACGCAGCAGAGATACGCCGTCGTCTCGTGAATGACTCGGTGTTCTGCTCTACCGCAATAGATGAGCGCAATGAGTTCAGTTTTCTGTCAGGGCTTTCCAACGGCTATGTGGCTGTCAAGGATGATGAGAAGAGCGGAACATTGCTCCGCATAAACTATCAATACAAAGACAACCACAAATTCGGTGTTCAGACTTCTGGCGAGTTGACAATAACCGACCTACGCAATACCATAGAACAGGCAGAGGAGCAGGGCAACACTATCATTAAGATATGGATTGCAAAGTCAACGTATGACGCTCTCCGCGCCACAGATGAAGCCCGTCAGCTGGTAGTTGACTACAAAGGGCAGGTGATTGTCGGAAACGCCACTTTGCCTATCCCGACTCCCAAGTCATTCAACGAGGCGTTTGAGGACGAGTTCGACGGTATAACCTTTGAGGTTGTCAATCGTTCGATAAAGGTGGAGGCAGACGGGAAACGAACTTCCGTCAAGCCTTTTAACCCGAACAACGTCATCCTTGCTTCAAGCACGCAGCTTGGCGCACTCGTTTACGGTCGTGTGGCAGAGCAGACAAATCCTGCGCCGCAGGTGGCATACTCTGTCGTTGACACGTACAAGCTCATCAGCAAGTATTCTCTCCTTGACCCGTACAGCGAGATTACGGCAGGTCAGGCTTATGCGCTCCCTGTCATTGAGGACGTGGAAGGCTTGTATATGATCAGTCTCGACAAGGCTATTGCCGTGGATGAGACAGCGGAGACTGCTGACACAGCTGACGCATACGTCACCGTTGACGGCAAGAAGTACAAGAAGCCGGAGTTCATCGCTCTATTGAAAGGATACGCAAGCATCCGCACAGACGCGAGCGACGCTAAGGTAATTAGCGTTTACAACTCTCTGAGCGACGAGGCAAAGGCTTCGCTTACAGAGGAAGCCTCATCAATCGTTGTAACGGCGTAACCATGAATTGAAATAATGACAATAAGCGAGTACATATCACAGAAGTTGCAACCCTTCGGCACTGTGTCGGAGGCGCAGCTTCTTGATATGTCCCTCTCTGGCGGCTTTAACTTGGACGACGAGTACTCTGAGGAGAACACGCAAAGCGTGGGTGAAGCCATGACCAGCCTTGTGGGGGAGTTGATACTGTCGCCAAAGCTGTCATCGGTAAACGAGAGCGGTTTTTCCGTCTCGTGGAACTTTGACGGTTTGAAAACGTATTACCTTTTCCTTTGCAAGAAGTATGGCGTTACTCCAGATGCGGATATTGCAGGAAAGCCTCGTGTTTACATAAAGAGTTGGTAGGATGTTCTTTTCGCCCCACACATTACAGATAAAGGAATATATCCCCGAAAAGCGTGACGAATACGGTCGTGTCATGGAGGGAACTGGCGGCTACGAGTGGAAAACACTCGGCAAGTGCCGTTGTGATGATGTGAGTGCTGAGAGGAAGTCGGCGGTCAACGGAGCGTTGTACGACTTTAAGTACAAGGTCGTATTCGACAAGAGCATTGGATATGTGGCGGAAAACAGCGATGTCCGATGCCTCAACAAAGATGGAACTGTCCGAGGGCAAGGTACGGTAAAAGGGCCGATGGAGACAAACTACCTAAGCTATCGTACGATATGGTTAGAGTAACGTGCAAGGTGGACTTTTCCGACGTTGACAAGGCTTTCGAAACCTTGAAAAGGGAAGTGAGGGAAGCCATGACTGAGACAGGAAAGGCTGCTGTAGAGTATGCGAAACAGCACGGCTCTTACAAAAATCGCACTGGCACTTTAAGAAAGTCCAACAAGTACGAGGTAAGCGACAAGGCTCTGACGCTCATCAACGATGCCGCATCGCCAAAGGGCTACAACTATGCGTCCAATGTGGAGGACAAAGGTTATGACGTGTTAAGCGGAGCTGCATTGTACGCTGAAAGTGAGCTGAAGAAGAAAACGAGATGATAACCAGTGGCGACATAGCGAACATCATCTATCGTGACTGCAAAGTTTTCGGGATAACGATAGTTCCAGATGGCAAGACCATCGTGGGCGAGCTGACGGACGAGAGGATAACCATCCACTCGAAAGAGCCGCAGGAAAGCACGTACTGGTGGAAGTCTTACGTTGAAGTCAACTTCTGCGTACCCGACTACAAGGACGAGTCCAACAAGGCACGTCTTGATAAGTTGCAAGCGAAAGCACACGATTTGTGGCAGAACAAGAGCGTCACGGGAGAGTACAACGGCACTCGCTACAAGTATTCCCTGTTCACAAGCAGCCAGTCAGAGGAAAGCACGCTTAATTGTCATTATGTGAATGTAAGATTATTGTTTAAATGTTTAAATGTAAAGTAAAATGGCAGCACCAAAAGTATCAGCTATAGATATAAAGCAGTTGTGGTACGCCGAGCCGTCGGCTGTGACCGCAGACCTTACAGGCGCAACTTTGAATACATTGCTTAGCGGCGCGACAGAGGTTGAGAATGTTCATCAAGACACGTGGAGTATTGAGGAAAGCGAGCCGTCGCAGGACAGTTACAAGAACCAGCTCACTGGAGCGACCTACCGCATGGGCAGCAAGTCCATGGGCGACGTTACTTTCAACTTCACCATCGGTCGTTACGACTTCGCGACAAAGGCGGCATTCATGGGCGGAACGGCAACTGACGGTTCTTGGAAGCGCGCTCGTGGCATCACCGACATCAAGAAGTGCCTAATCGCTCTTACCGAGGATGACGTTTACTGTGTTCTTCCCTACGCCAACATCACCGCACGCGAGGCGAACACTGACGGAGCGGTTGGCATTTCCGTGGTAGGCACTATGCTTGAGCCGGAGAACGAGGCGGTCATGCCGGAGTACTGGTTCGACAAAAGCGAAGTAACGTCTGAGTAAAGTTTTTAAGGTAAGATAAGTTTTCAGGATGTGGCGGTGGGTGGTTTCAATCATTCCACCGCCTTTAAGTTTCAAAAAAAATGAGCAAGGGCGCAAAGATTATAGACAGTGCCATTCTTGGGCTGGACTTCCGCAATGTCGTGGTGAACGGCAAGGCATACGTCATCATGCCGCCCACGATAGCGAGGATTGCCGGTGCAGGGTTCTACTTGACTGGGTTTGATGACATTAAGGACGTAAAGGACGTTTTCAACTCGCTGAAGGACATCAAAAACGCGGCTAAGGCATTGTCGTGGTTCATTAAAGGTAACGAGAGCCTTGCCGAGGATTTGTCGCAAGGAACACTTGGCGAGGTCGTGGAGGCGTTGGAAACGGCTTACTCATTAATCTCTGTCGAAAATTTCTCAAGGCTGTCAGTTTTGACGAGGAACGTGTCAAGCCTGACAGCAAGACCGAAACCGTAGGCAACGCCTGTCTCTTGGGTCAGATAGCAACGTTCATGGAATCTCTGCATCTGACATATAATGAGGTGGTGAAAGAAATACCGTACCGCAACCTCGTGATAATGCAGAAAGACAAACTTCATGTGTGCTACGGCACAAAGGTGAACAAGGTCAGCGGCAAGGAAATGGCTGCACGAAGAAGAAAGAACAAGAAACAGTAACTTAAATGGCAATACTTTCATTTACCATAGAATCCGACTTTAAGCGCGTCATCGAACTTCGCAACGAGATTGACCGCCTCGAAAAGCAGCTGCGCAGTTTTGACGGCTCAACGACGCAAGCTGAAGTACAAAAGGTGCAGGCACGTCTTACGGAGGCAAAAGGTGAGTTCGCAAAACTCACGACAGAAGCGGCTAAGGCTGGAGCCACCATAGAGCAGGACTTCAAGATGAAGGTGTTCGGTGCGCAACAGACGATTAATGGGCTTACCGAAAAGATTATTGCGCAAAAGGCAGTAATAAAAGATGTTGAAGCTGATGTAAGACGACTTGGCGAGGCTTATAAGGATGCGCTGAAAAGCGGCAAGAACTCTGGCGATATGAAGGCTGAATGGACTGCCGCAAAGCGTGCGCTTGAGGAGGAAAAGGCTTCTTTATTCGCCCTCACGCAACAACAGGCAGAAGCCAAGCTGTCCGTTTCCAAGCTCCGTGACGAGTA